CCAAAGGTCTTTGGTGAGTGCATCAACATTCAAGATCGGGAAAGGGAATCGGATGCCTTTCGCCTCTACTTTGATGATACGAAAGATAGTACTGAAGGTAGTGCTAAAGATGAATAAATTATGTATTAAATCAATATCTGATATCTTGTCCAGCCACTGGAGAATTGGGTGGCGGCATAGGTGGTGCGGTTGGAACTGCTTGGCCATCTACGACTGAACCTTCAGAAAGACTAAAAGTTTCGGGTGGGGATTGGGGAGCAAAAGGAGGAGGTCGAGGAGAAATAGGCGTTGCAGTTGTTGATGATGCTTGACCAACTGAAGCCATTTGAGACTTTAAGCTCTGCATTGCCTGAGCATGAGACTGGGCTTCGGAAGTTATTGTTTGGCGAGATTGTTTGGCCTGCAATGCGGCCTGAGCCTGCGCAAGCTTTTGGGCCTGCATTTTTCTCTGCTTTGCCAACATCTTTTGGGAATAGACTTGAGAAAATGCAGCTTCTCCGCTCTTTGGTCTCACAAAGCCCGCGCCACCTCCAGCAGCAATGTTCCGTTTTCCCACATAGGTCTGTTTAGACTGTGCCATTCTCCAAGTTTTCTTCAGTTCGGTTAGAATAGGTCCACATGCAATGGGTTCACCAGAGGCCTGTTCAAAAGAGACACCTTCACCATGCTCATAATTTTCATCCCAGTATTCCTCCAAGGTGGCACCGGACGCTATGGAAGGATTTGCTTTCAGACTCTGCTCAATTTGCATCGCAACGCGCTCACATTGATCTCTCATCATTGCCTGCTCAGGAGTCAACTTTGTGCGGAACATAAAGAATGAAGCAATGAGAATGGCTAACATACCTGCAGTAGATACGCCAATGACAATCTTTGAATTCGGGGCCGCATTCTTACACCACTTCTTTTTTGCAGCCTTACACGCCGATCCCGTTGTGTACTGCTTATAGAGAGACTTCTTAAAGGCCTTCAAAGGAACGTAAGTCACGGCGAGGTAAATTCCAACAACGACCACAATCCACACAACAAAAGCAATCGCGAGGAAGGCCGATTTTGAAATCTTTTTTCTTTCATAGGAAACATGGAAGGTTTTTGAAGTTGCCAATCCCGCCCTTCGGAAAATGTGTTGCTGGGCGTACTTATCACGTTGCTTCTTCACAATCAACCAAGCAACAAAGATACCTGCAAATCCGAGAATCACAGGACCTAACACCCCTTCCTTCATTATGCTTCTAACATCTTCCGCACATGCGTCGGAACATTCGCCCTTTCCAGAGGTTTTCTCTTCTTTTCCTTCTTTCTTTCCCTCTTCTAAGTGAATAAAGTAAACAAGAATCCAGATGAAGGCTCCAATTAAACAGATTGCTAAAATGATAATGGCAGACTTTGGAATGTGAGAATCTCCCGTAGATGCCCAGGATTGTTTGAGTGAACTCGCACCTTGTTGTCCTTTGGTCTTTGCCGATGCCCACAGTTGGGACATCTTTGTTGAATTCACACTTGACATTTATTCTTAGGGAGGTTTTAGTAAAATGACCTCACTTCGTCTCTTTCAAGCATCCTTACAAAAACGATGGACAAGTGAAGAATGCAAAAGGGTTCGGGGGATTTGTCAAGATTCGAAAGAGTGGAGGGACCTCCACACCTACACCAAAGAAAACCAATGTGGCATCATCACCATGGGGTCTCTCGCGGCAATCATGGGCCATGGACGTTTTGGTGCCAGTGCAAAGACTGTGCTTAGGCGCATTGTCCACGGCGAAACCTTGGAAGATAATCCGGCCATGGCCTTTGGCCGCAAAGCCGAACCAATCACTCGAAAGGCCTATGAGACATACATCAAAAAGGAAGACCCCGAAGCAAAGGTTGAGACGTGTGGGCTTTGGGTTTCGGAAAGCGATCCTCGCTTTGGTGCATCTCCAGATGGTATTGTGACTCTTAGAGATGGTTCGCGAGGCCTCTTAGAAATTAAGGCCCTGTTTAGGCCAAAGGCTGACGTGGATTACGAGACTTTAGCCTTACCTGATGCCCACCGGGATCAAATCCAGGGATCAATGGGCCTTCTCGGTCTTCAATGGTGTGACTATGTTATGTATATTGTGAGTGATTTAGACACAATTCAAAACCGACTTGTAGTGAAACGCTACGCTTTTGATAAGGAGTATTATGAAAAACGCTTATATCCCTGCATGGATCGATTTTACAATGAAGTGTTGTTGCCTAACCTGTGGATGAAGTCGAGGAATTTGTTGGAGGATGGGGTTGTGAAACTTGATGGGTTGATGGGTAAGAAACGGAGGAGCACGGGAGTTTCGGACACGGAGGAGATGCCAACATCCCCCGACCAAAGCCAAAAATAAAATAGAGTAGTACATAGACAACGGCGGCCGACACCGAGGCAATCCCCATGGCAATCCCCAGCTTTGCCCACACGGAGAGCTTCTTCTTTTTCTCCTTATAAGCATCGTCAATGGCAATGGTGAGAGCCGTGGTCACCCCCGTAATGAGGGCTAAAGAAATGGCATTAAGAATGAAAGCCTTTGTTAAGGTGGTGGATGAAAAGTTGTGAATGAGAGGTTTCATTTTTGTTTTATTTTTCACAGCCTTACAGTATTAAGATTATTCTCTTACTATTCAGCATAGACAAACTCGCGAATAAATGTAATCTTTTTTCGAATCATATCCTTTCCTTCATCTCCCAACTCTTTTGCCAAGGTGATGAGGTGAAGGGCATTGAAAATTTTGTCTCCAATAGTTTTGGAAGAGTGGGGAAATCCCTTTGGTTTATAAAGAGTGATTTGGATACCGAGAGATAAGCGATCATTGAAGGGTAAAACAATAATACGATTCAAAAATGAAGATTGAGAAAGAAGACGATAGTTAACAATATCTTTATAAAACGGTTTCCGCAGGCGAAGTTGATTCGAGGTGAGGGATCCACGTACAAGCATAAAGGACATACCAATCACCTCAGAAGGGCTTACCTCAAACTCTTTACAAAAGTGCACATTGGCATAGATGATGGGATTGTCGGGTTTTTCAGTGTCACATATCACAACTTGAAATGGACACTGATCACCCACCGATGTGAGAATGTTCAAGAGACACACATTTATTGTAAGTTCTTCAATTATCTGTAGTTTTACCCAGAGTAGGCATTTCCTGTATTGAATCCTTGGAAACCAAGAGACATGCCTGGGACTTCCTCAATGATGGTTTCCCTTCGAATGATGGGCTGAGAGGACGAAGGGGATGGAGCGAAGCGTTCGACCGTCTTTGGGGTCAATTGACGGTTCTCCTTTGCCTTTACTCCCAAAACAATGATAATCATGATTATAAACACCACGAGAATGAGCGCCACGAGCATGTAGGCCCATCGAGAGTTCATCCCCAAAGCCGAAAAGGAATAACCGTCATTTGCCCACCCCTTAAAGGAAAGCACAAGACACTCAAACATGGTTTTGAAAAAGGTACTTAAAGACTTGAAGAACGTTTTGGCACCTTCATTCGTAATCACCTTTGCCGATCCACACTTTGCATCAGGTTCTTCTTTTTTTGTTGGGTTGGTTGTTGTTTTGATCGACTTGACTAAATCATCAAAGGCCTTCTTCTCTTCTTGTACTAAGTTTCCTAAAAGTGGTTTTTTTTTAAATGGGATGTGTGATACTGGGTTGTGGGGGGATGGAAATTGGTTGCCGTGCATGCTGAAGGGTGAGTGGGTGCCGTGTAAGATGAAAGGGATTGATGAGACATGTCAAAGGGATGGAAGAGGCCAGGTGGGGCAGGTGCGGCTTGAACTTTGTAGCCTCCATAGGGGTTTCGATCGGCGTAGGCATAAGCGGGGTCTTGGGCAGACGCAGGGTTGACGGCAGTGGTTTGGCGTGGTGCACCCACACCATAAGAAGAAGTCGTGGGAGGCACGGGAGGACCAGTGGTCATGACGATTCCCCGGCCGTCGTTGGCATAGGGTGTTGTGGACATGTAGTCCTTTCGAGCCTGAGCACCATAGGCTTCGGCTCCCATCCGTTGCTCCGCCGAAAAGTTGGGACGTCCTCCCTTTGATGCTTCACCCTTGTACTGAGCCGCAAAAGACCCAAGGTACTCGGCCTTTGCCTTTTCTTCAGCCTGAGCCGCCTTTGCTTGATGGTGAAGGAACCCACCTTGGTCACCAAACGAATGGCCTCCGGGCAACATTTGAGTTCCGTACCGGGCAGACATTTCGGCGAGTCCATTCCGGGTCTGCCTCACTGTTTTCTCCACTGACTCTTGCACACGTCCCGAGGTGGAATCCCTCTTTGCCTCGCCGGGGGTCATGTAAGGCTTTCGAAAGACCTTATCGCCGTCTGCCACGTAAGCACGGGGTTCAAGGAGGACCGGCCCCGTCGTTGCGGGAGCACCCCACATTCGGGCCATCTGAGGGAGGACACCTCCATTCTGGGTAGAGGTCGCCACTTTGTTTCCAATGGGGAGCGAGGAAGTCCTGACGGTGTATTGCCCACTTGGCCACACTGCATCCTTATTGAGTAAAGCACTTTGAGCTGGAAGAGTATACTGTTGGGACCCCATCAATAGGGCTGTCGTAGAGATTGGAACACCCATGCGAAGCGCAGTTTCCACGGGATATTCCTTGATTCCGACGCGTTCGGTTGGTTTCATTGGAAAGTCAAGAAGGGTTCCAGACCTATTTTCAAATGAACTGGATTGCATTTTTATTGATGGGCAGATATTTCCTTTGGCACATTTTACTTTTTTCACAACGCAATAACTCATGACCGAGTTCCACGACCAAGCCAATGACCTCAATAAGACAGTCAAAGACAAGGCCTTAGATCCAAAGACCAAAGTCAAGATTCTTGGGTCTATTGGATCCTCCCTGTCTGAACTTCACATTGGATTTGCAAAGGCCGGAAATGAAAAGATGGCCATTGGAGCAACCATTGGTGCCAACTTGGCCAACCTTGCAGCATCTCTTGAAACATTTTCGGCCCTATCAAAGGCCGGATCCCTCATGAAGTTTACCTCGGCCTTATCCCTTCTTTCTGGTGGTCTCACCCTGATGACTTCCTTAATGGATGGCGGTGGGGGAGGAATGGGCGAAGCCTTGGGGGCAATTGGTGAATTGTTGATGGAAGGGTTTGAGACGGTCATTAAGGAGATTCGCACTCTCGGTCTTCAGATGCATCACCGGTTTGATCGATTGGAGGAAATGATGGATTCCCAAGGATTTCGATTGGAACTCGGCATCATGGAACAAATTCACCAAGGGAAACGTCTCGATCTCATTTTGCGCGAAACTCATGAGACATCGTTGAGGAAATCGATTGAAATTGAAGATCGTCTTCGCCGACTTGGTGAATCCTTTTCATCGTCCTTTTCCTTGGTAACCTCTTCCATGTCGGCATTTCGACACGAAGGTTTGTATAAGGTCATCTCCCAAATTCTCTACCACCAAGAAGCTGGATTGTTGGTCGACAAACCTGAAAAGGTGCACGAGTTTATTGGAGAACTCTACGGCCTTTGGTTGACTGTGGGCAAATCACCCCATGTGACTGGATTTGCCTTGGTGGGATCTGCCAAGCCATCTGAGATTTTGACTCGATTAACTGATGACCCATCCAACCTTATTGGCTATGTCACTGGCAAAAAGGTTTGCCATCCAACCATCCTTCAAGTAGTGACTACCTACCTCCAAGGCTTGATGGTTCTGGTCGATCCAAACCCTTTTCATGAAAGGATTTTGGAAGGCTTAGATGTCTCGCGACTTGAGATGAAAGAAGCTTTGTCATCTCCTTCTCTGGCCCATCTTCCCTCTCTCCTTTGCCATGTCGAACCGGCAGACTTGGCAGATAGGAGAGAACGATCCGAAAGAAAAGCCCTTCACCATCGTCGTCTTTTAATCGATGAATCCATGGGTCACCTTCGAACGGTTATGGGCCATGCAAATTTTGTGACATTGACCAAAGAACTTGGAAACATGCTCCAAGGAAAGGCATCGTTATTCAAAGGATCACAACTTTCTCCATGTCGTGCTGGATTCAATCTGGTTCGACGTACCTATGTTGATCGCCATCATAAATGGGTGTTTCCACACAACTACGACACCTCTTGGAAGCGGGAGAATTCCAGAGGAACTTTTTGTGGAGGAGGAGTTGCGCCGGGAAATCACATGTGTAAACCCGGACAGTGGATGTATCGTCTTGATGGTCCCTACCAAGAAGACGGGTTGGAAGAAGATGTCGTAAGTTCCTTTGTGGAAAGGGTAACAGATCCATCCTTTTATCAGGAGGACTTGGTCGAAAAACTCGAGGCATGGTTCGAAGGATTTGATTCTTCCCAACCTTACCTTATGGCAACCCTGACTCATGAAGGCCAAGTGATGAATGTGCCTGTGAAACTTGATAGTGAACAAAACGAAAGGATCCAAGATTTGATGGTCCATGGGTTTCTTCCTCGTCTTCATGTCGAGATTCGAAAGGATACCCTGAAAATTGCCATGGAGATTTGTGATTTGGATGAGACGGATCCACACATGACATCAACCTTTACGAAGACCATCGCCCTTCCCCATTCCCTTCATACAACGTCGACTCTGAGCCCAACCGATGTCCTTCTTTGGTTTTTGCTTGGTGGATTTTCCCTCAAGACGTTTGGTTATTATTGGAGAAGGACGGACTCTTGGGATTTAAGATCTGCCGGACCTCGATCCCTTTGCACCTACACTCTCGGCATCCTTCCAACCTCTGAAGGTCTGACGAGTGTTAAGGATGAAGGAATTCCCCTCCTCACTCCAGACCTAGTCACTCACCACATTTCCAAAAAGATTGATGGGTGGAGGAAGTCATTTGAAAGGTCAATCGAGGGTGAAGAAGCCGAAACCATTCGACTCATCCACGCAAAGGTTGATGAACACTTGGAAATTCTTCGATCTGACTAAAATATTATATTGTGTACAATTAAAAATGGTTCGCTTATCTACTCGTGCCCTCCATGCTGAACGCCGTAAGGCTTGCAAATCTCGGTCGAGGTCGAAGGAATGCCTTCACTTAAAGAAGAACAAACAGGGTGTTCTTGTGTCCGCGAAGAAGTCTCACCAGGCAAAGACTGGTGGCCTCGCTCTCTGGACAAAGGCCGCCCAGGCTGAGGGTTACCTCGTGAAGGGAAACTTCCGTAAGCTCCCCGCAAAAGGCACCGCCGCCTACGAGAGGATTAAGGCCCGCTACAACATGTTGAAGCGCGGAGGCCGCGTCTCTCACCACTCCCACCGTGTGAAGTCGCGCTCAAAGTCCCGTTCCCGCTCTCGCCGTCACCGCTCTCGCTAAACACATTTTGATAAATAAATTGTTAGAGTTGAATTCAAAAGTTTTTGTACCTGAAGTGACAAGCCGTAGGCGACAAAAATTAAGTGAAAATCATAGAGTTCTAAGAAAACCTAAAAATTTTCTTCACCCGGTCTTTCCAACCTTTTTGTCGGAAGGGCAACCGGGCGTGGAACCAGTTGCGGTCCCACAAAGCAGAAACCCCATAAAACCGGCTTCTCAGCCACGGCTCGGTCAGTGTGAGCTGCACGTGGGGAGGGTCCCACCGCTGGTGCCTCCCACAGTGATCATTTGCAAGAAACCAAACGCGGAAATAGGTGCCAGGCGCCCAGTAGAGCGCGTGGGAATTTTTTGCAACAAACACCACAGGGCGACCGTTCTCAAATTCAATGTTCTTTGATTCAATCCAACTGCCCTCCTCTTGCCCATGCGCACTGTAAAAAATACGCACAATTTCATGTGTTTCCTTTGAAACAAGGATGCGGACATGTTCAATGTCACCAGTGTGTCCACCTTGAGGAATGCACCCCAATACTTTATAGGGTGGATTGTTGTCAAACAATAACACCACAACAATTTCGTGAAAGTCTTCAGTTTCTTTGTATAGAGTGTACACTGGGACATTAATTTTCTCACCATTATGCCAAATCGGCATTGCAAGTTCGTTCATATGAAAATAGAAAATGGGGATAAACAAGGCAACATTGATCATTTATTGGTATACATGATTATTTCACTGTTGCACCAAGATGAGAAAGTTTAAGAAACAATTAAGGTCCGCAACAACAAGGATTTTTTCTCATTTATGATAAATGCTATCAAATGAAAAACTAGTTGATAGCATTTATTGGGAAACTTACCGAGGCTTTGATTTTCCTCTCTTACCCTCAACTGCTCTCTCAACTGTATCCTATGTTCAAATTAAACCTCCTAAACGTGATTATATGGTGCAGATGGTTTGGGATTACAAGGGTTGGATTACTGATGATTTTCAGAGTGCCATCGAGAAGAAATGTAAAAAAGTACCCACATGCTTGGTATGTAAAGAAAAAAACATGATTGATCTTCCATGGAAGGCTTTTGTTGCATCCGTGTTTCTTCAACTTCGTCTGCGGTTGTTGAATGAAAGAAAAGATCAAGTGGAGTCCATCTATGACTTTACTCTTTTTTATTTTGATGATGTGGCTGCAAACGATTATCGTGTTCTGCGGAAACTTAAAAACCGGGGGCGTGTCACCTTAAAACTGAAGGGAATTTTGCAAAAAGATGGGAGATATGATCTGATTGTTTTGGATGAAAATTTGGATGGTCTATCGATACGTGATCGGAAAAACGAGACTGCAATTAGAAGAAGTCAAGGTCATTCTTTCCACATGAGTGATTTTATGAATGTAACTCTTCAACTTGATAAACCTTATATGTCTCAGACCTTAGAGTGTTTGAGACTACAAACTCGGCTGTTTAAGAATTGGGGAGGACGGTGGACCGATAAGCCAAGAAAACTTGGTGAGTAATTATTTTATAGTTGCACCAAGATGAGACAGGCGAAGAGACACCGCCTTTAGCTGAATTTCCGTCATGTCAAATGCACCCATCTCTAAGGCAACATTCGTGAGGTAAGTGATAAAGGCCACTCCAACCTTTGGTTTCATACGGGCCGGCATGGAGTGGAGCAAAATAAATACTAAAGAAGCCCAAATATCCGAGGCCATAAAGCCACGATCTAAAATTTCTTGAAGAGCATCCAACCCACACCCTGGCTTATGGCCTCGGCGATAACACTCAGTGATCCAATCCTCAATGAGGTCCGACGCTGTGTCATCGCATGCGGCCGAGATGCCTTCCACTGTGATTTGGTTTGCATTGGTGCGAGCGACTGACTGAAGGAGATTGGTTGCTTGCCGCAAATCTTGGCGAGCAAACTCGACAATCTTTTGGAGGGCCGTATCGTTGTAATCTAACCCTTCCTTCTTGCAAATGTTTTGAAGATAGGCCTTTTGCTGATCGAGGGAAGGAAACTTACAATAGAGAACTAAGCATCGTGACTTCAGCAAAGGCTCCATCTTTTCGGGGTGGTTGCCTGTCAAAATGACCGTCGTTGAGCGCTTATACTCATCCATGAGGGTGGCCAACACATCTTGAGCCCTCTTTGTCATGTTGTCTGCTTCGTCAAGGATGAAGATTCGTTTGTGGGGTGACTTTTTTGAAATGTAATGACGGCAAAAATCACCAAAGGCCTTATAGACGTCGGCAGGATTTCGCTCATCCGAGGCATTGACGACTCGAACGGCCTTTTCAAACTCTTCAGGATCTGGAAAACAATGGTGAGCTAAGCAAAGGGCCGTGGTTGTCTTTCCAATTCCTGGTGGACCAACGAGAAGGTAAGATAGTTCACGCCCCTCATCCACCAAAGTCTTCATCCGAGTCGCATAGTCTTGCTGGAGATCGTCAAGGGAGGTGGGTTGATAGATCTCGGTCCATGGCAAATGTCTTTGGGACATGACCAACTAAGAATAGAGTGGATAGTTTATATATTTTTGAGAGAGAGAGTAATTTATCCGAATATTCAGATAAGCAAAAAATAGAGAAGTTCCATTAAGATTTTGATGGGCTTGTGGGAATGAGTTGTTCAATGGTCGGATTTTCTTCGAAAATCATCTTTGGTGGAATGCCTATCCAAGAGATCACCCCCATTCGCCTTTTCCATGACAGACGCTTTCCAACCATTGCACTCCTTTTCCTCTACAGGTGGGAAAGGTTATGAAGCAGCAAAGAAAGATTTTGAAAAATGGACACAATTATCATGAACGACTTTTTGGAGGCATGCAAAAAGGTCAATTAGACCAAGCATTTAGGTGGGCTTGTTTGTATGGCCACCTAGACGTCGCTCGATGGTTGGTCTCCTATGCAACGTCCATCGAATCACCTGTTGACATTCACGCCGAATCAAACTTTGCATTTAGGTTGGCTTGTAGGAATGGCCACCTTGACGTCGCTCGATGGTTGATTCCCTTTGGTGGAATGCCGATCCAAGGCCTTCAAAAGGATCACCCCATTCGCCTTTTCCATGTAGGACGCTTTCCAACCATTGCACTCCTTTCCGTCTACTTTCGACGGTTTCTCTATGGCTTTCGAGAACGGTTTTACTGTCCAGATGGGAAAGGTTATGAGGCAGCAAAGAAAGATTTTGAAAAATGCGCACAATTGTCATGAAAGCTAAAAGGAATGAAAATCACAATAAAATGACCGATTGGTTCTTCTCTTCAGATTTTTCTCTTGAGGAAGGAATGTCCGTCCCGTCTCTTCAAGTGGTGGACAATGTCCTTCCCGAAGAATCCGACGTGGGCCACACTGAATATAAGCGAAAGATTTCAAAGTTGCCTCCCCGACGCTTTCGAAAACTTGTGACCCAACTCCGGTTTCGCCTTCGGGAGGGCTTCGGAAAAGCGACTTACTTTATTGGAGTTGACGACGACGGAAAGGTTTCAGACATTGACGATGCCACCTTACGGACGTCGATGCGGACCTTTCGCAACATGGCAAAGATGGCCGGGGCAGAAGTGGCAGAGGTGACAAAGATGAAGTCGGAGGATGGAAAGAGTTATTTTCAAGTGGATGTTATTTCGGATCGTTCTTTTTAAAATTTTTGAATAAAAAATCAACCATAGTTTCATCTAGCTCTTCTCTTTGACTTTTTTGATTTAGATCTTGACCTACTTCTCACCCTTCGCTTTGATTTCGATCTTGATCGACTTCTCTTTTTCGATTTTTTCTTTGTTCGAGTGGAGCGATAAAGGTTAGCACTCGTCGTTCCTATGCACTTTTTGTTTGCATTGCATTTCGAGCATCCATGTCTTACGCAAAATTCATCTGCAGTGAGGTGTCCCCCTTCGTAACGCCGCACAACATCGTCTTTGCAACTCGTGGTTCCTAAACAAGGATTATTTTCATCGCGTCTTCCCAACATGGTGACGCCTCTGTAAAGCATTGGGGGTCCAGGTGGTGGAGGAATGTGGGACATTTATTATTAGATTTTCATAAACTCTCGTCCTCTCTCCTTCACTTTGATAATGGATTATCAGGAAACCCTTTATGAAATTCAAGCCTTAAGAGATAAGTTTGAAAAAGGATCAGAGAAGCGAAGGCTTGCCGATATTTTTGTCAAGGTTGCAGAGGAACACGTTGATGACCATGAAAGAAAGATTCAAGAAACGTTAGATGTATTTTTGAATCAACTTAGACGTATGCAATAGTTACATGGGAAGGCAAAAATCCCTCAATGATTTTTCCAAGATGGGTGCGAGAAGCATCTTCCCAAAAGAGGGTGAGAGGAATTGACCTTGCCGGAGGTGCCGAGTTGGTGTACTGGGGAAGATGGACGAGGTGAAGAAGGGCTAAGAGGCGTCGTTTGAGAGCCGAGTGACCCAACTTCATCCCAAGAGACTTTGACCAAGTTTGGTAGATGGGGGCCGTGGGAGCCTTTTTCTTTCGCCTCGATCCATGGGTCGAAAGGTGCTTCCACTTCCATTCAAACTGGAGGGCGCACCGTTCGTTGGGAAACCCGTGAAAATGGCACACACGAATCCAAGGTCGACCTCCTCGGGTGATTCGTGCTCCTCCTACAATTTCTCCATTGTGTTGGCGCAAACGTCTGTGGGGATCCACTGTGGCCCCTATATAAGACTTTCGCGAGGTGGTCGAGATGAGACAATAGGATGACCATATCTTTGATGATCGTTGTTTAGATGGTTTTGCTTGCTCCACCTCGACCACCTCATGTCATTTGGTTTTTTCTTCAGACTTTTTCTTAATTAGACTCTCGTTCTCCTCCTTCTTTGACTTTTGGTCCTTTTTCTTTGAAAAACTCCCATTTCCCCTCATGACATGGTCCTTTGCCTTTAAATAAAAATCTTCAAGTTCTGCCCTCTTTAAAGATGAATACCCTGTACATTTCCATTCCTTCAAGTCGGCCTTCATGACCGCCATTGACTTTGACACGTGCTTTCTCTTCAAGACTTTCAGAATCTCTTTTTCATTTTTAGCTTTATCATTCTCAACCTTTGGTTCCTTTCGTTTCTTTGTATTCTTCGGCCTCTTATCCTGATGCCTCATGTAACCCCACACCTGAAGCATGGCGTCCGCCATGTCGTCCTTCTTCTTTTGGGTTTTATAAGTCACATGGTGAGGGCATTTGGCGTCCGAATCAACCATCTGAAGGATGTAGGTCATGGTGTCAATGGCTAAGCGTTTCTTTTGGGGTTTGGAGAGGGGCGTTCCTCGTTGCTTCCTTTCCTTTCCCACCACCCGTTCCCACGTGGATCCCTTTTCCCAAGAAATGTCTTCGCAAAGGGGGATCGTCCCTGACCCGGAGACAAAGGTAATGTTCACGTCAGGAATGGCGAGTCTCATTAAGATTTGAATGGCATGAGACAAAACCTTCATGAGAAGGTTTCCTGCCGTGTTTCCCTTCGTCATCGACTGAAGGTTGGCCAACTGAGTCTCGATGAAAATTTCTTCAACCCCAAGACGTTTAAAGGTTTCCACCACGGCAGGAATGCGCTGAGGTTTAATGGCAAACTCAATTTGATCTTGCATGGGTGGCTTTACCTTTTTCCTCTCAATGGCCCCCGTCTTTTTCTTCACCGTCCGAATCACAATCGGCATGTCATCAAGGAGGCCAACTCGATTCCACCAAAGGGTTTTTGCTTGATAGGTCTTTCCTCCTGCATCGACTGTCCAAACACCATCACCCTCAAGACGGACTGGATGTGAAGTCACACTTTCTTGAGGACCCACAGATGCTTGGCCGACCCACACCCCTAAATTCTCCGTTCCCAAATCAATCGACCCGTAGGTTTTCATTTAAATTATCAAGAGGAACTATGAATGGAGGTTTGGTCAAATTTTTCTATTGAAAAAATCAACCATAGTTAGGTCTTGGTCAAATTTTTCTATTGAAAAAATCAACCATAGTTAGGTCTTGGTCAAATTCAATGAAAATTTAGCGACATGGTTGCAACAACTCAAGCTTGTTGAATTGAGCTTTGTGAAATGAAGAAGAGGTTTCGAAAAAACTCTCAAGGTCGAAATAGCTTCTGCAGAAAGAACTTCCTTAAAGGATCCACCAAGCTTATCAAAGAAATAACCATCCACCTCCCCCTAAATTTCGAAAGTGTAGCTTGACAGTGTTTTTCGCATGGTAGACAACAATACAAGAGTGACCCTTGACTCAGGAAATGAGTGTTTGATTGCGTCTTCCATGAAAATAAAGTGTGTTGATTTTCTGAATTTGGTAACCATTTGCCATCATCCTCGGTCCTATGAAGTAAAAAGCAAAGGAAATGGAAGAGGTTCAAATTTTACCCTATGACCTCCACAGGTTGAAACCTGGAAAGGTCGTCATTGTGATTGGACGCCGTGGGTCGGGAAAGTCGGTTTTGTTAAACCACGTCATGTACATAATGCGCCACCGTTTCCACTCGGGGGTGGCCATGTCGCCCACCTCGGACACCCTCCGCACCTTTCGCCAGTTCATGCCGGGGTCTTTTTGCTACAGCGATTTCAATGAAGACGCGTTGAAGAATGCCATCTCCTCAAAGCAGTCTTACCAAGAGAAGATTGGCAGTGAAGATGGTGACAACTACAACATCTTTGTAGTCATGGACGACTGCATGTACAATAAGAAGATTATGAAGTCGGAGCCGATGCGCTACCTCTTCATGAATGGACGCCACGTAAAGATTTTCTTCATGAACCTGATGCAGTACTGTATGGACATGGGGCCTGACTTACGAACCAACATTGACTACGTGTTTGCCTTCCAGGACTCTTCTCTTGACAACCGGTTTAAGCTTTGGAAGTTCTTCTTTGGCATGTTTTCAAAGTTTGAAGATTTTTGCAGGGTGATGGACGTGTGCACGTCAGGCCACGAGTGTTTGGTGATGGACAACACGGTAAAGTCCAACGTGATTACAGAAAAGATTTATTATTTTAAGGCAAGCAACGAGTTGCCACGTTACAGGGTTGGATCAAAGGCTTGGTGGTATTGGGACTGGAGGTATGGACGCCAACGGTCGGCCCACAATGCCGCCAAAAAGATTGAAAAGGAAGTGAAGGACGCCTATTTCTCAGAACACATGGATAAGGATCGCTTAGCCAATCCGGGCCTTCCAAAAAAGGACTTTATGGTGATTAAGGCCCCCAAGGAACCCTCAGTCTATCGGTCAAGAGGCGATCGAGGTGGGAGGGGATCCTCGGCCGTCATTCGTGCAGGTGGATCGGCAGTGAGGGCGGACATTGACGGAATCAATCTTGACGCTTTTGAGACGCGGGATTCGGCCCTGGATGCAGCAATGAGACGCATCTGATGGAGTCAAAAATTATGTATTATAATAAATGAATGGTGTGGAAATCTTAACAAAAGGCGAGATAACAGAGTTATCTAGAGCAAGTGGACTTTTGAAAGACATCATAGCCGCAACTGGGTTCCTTTGTAAGGGAGTCCATAATCGATTTGGGCCGAGAGCTATTGGTCACACGGATTTTATTTTTTATATAAAGGACGATAGGTCAAATATTTTAGGATTTGCACTTGTCAACGACCACCCTACGTTTCTATACATTGATTTGATTTGTGCAAAGGGCGTTGGAAAGTTATTGCTTGACAGCATTGAGACAAAGGCTACAGAAATGAGAAAATCTTCAGTGATTCTGTGTTCTTTAAAGGACCCGTACTCCTTTTACCGTTTGAAAGGTTACGAAAAACTGGATTGGTGTCGTCCGGAGTTGACATGGAAAGGACACATTGCAGAAAAAAGAGATGATTGGGAAATGTCTGTTGATTTTAACAGAGAAACAAAGGAACACGTCTATGGAAGGGTTTCGGGGTGTGGTGTGAAAGAAGATGAATGTATACTAATGGAAAAAATACTACCTGCACCCTCTGCTCTAAGACCGGTAAGGAGAAGATCGTCAACGATAAAACAGCCAATGACGGCGGAACAAAAAGGGTTTAATCGTTACAACGAACGTTTTCGTAGTCATCTTGATCCTCTAAGTGTGGCGAAACAAATGAAAAGAAGAAGATCAGAAAGGCTCCGAAAATGATTTCAGTAAATCTTGAATCGTTTTTGTTTCCAACATGGAGGAAATCCAAGAGAGGACAATTCACCCGGAACAAATTTGTCAAGGTGGAGGTTTATCTTTCTTTTTCTCTAACTGATGCAACTGAGACATAGAATTGTGTGAAGAATAACCCACTTACTTAAAATCAATCATCTCCTTCAAAGAAGAGTGACGGTATCCCCAAGAATGGAGGAGAGACGACAAAGTCTCTACTTTAACCTGACGCCCATCCTCTAGGGTAATCTGCCTCTCACGCATGGGAGGAGGCCCGTACTTCTTCAGGTAAGAAGAGAACTCTGCCACAAACCATGAACCAAAGGCATGACAGTAACGATGGCGATAGAGCCACTGGATGACGGGATGTGAATGGATGTGGGAGAAGATATGGTTTGTCTTCCTGGGCTTTCCAGTTGGCTCAAGAGAAAGAGGGTTAAGAACCCCCTCCCACTTGTAGGTAACAAAGTAGTCTGCCAAGTTGCGTCCGTCTGCGTCAACCACGGAAATGTCAGGATCCTTTGCCATCAGGATGCCAAAGATAACCTTAAACTTGTCAATGGTCTCAGGTCGCTTCTCATGACGAAAGGCGTAGAGAAGGTGCATGAGAAAGGTCCGGTCCTTATCGTGGGGACGGTAGACGGAAGAGAGGGCCTCTGCAGAAAAGCGATCTTGAAAGGCAACGACCTTCTTCACATCAAGGGTTTCACAAAAAAGGTGAAAGGCCAACTGGCCTTCGGTCGAGGGGATGAAGGGGTCAAGACCAATCGAAATCAGAAAATCTCCCCAAAAAAACATAGTCTCGTCATTCGTATGACCATAGTAGACCTGATGGAGAAGAGTCGTTGCATAGTCCTTATCGCGAAAGTCGACCATGGCCTTTCGTCCTTCGGGAGTTGTCTTTAGGTGATCCCAAAGCGTCCAGATGCGAATGTCGAAAGTCTCCCCATCACAAGTTCCAATGTAACATCCCGAAACAGTGAAAAGGTCAGCGAGGATTGAAACCCATTCCTCAAGAGTCAAAATGTCCGTGGTGAGAAGCCAATCGAATGCTTCAAGGGTTCCACCTCCAGATGAGATGAAGGAAATGAGGGATACCTCCTCAGGGAAACCACAAGAACATGTGGTGTAGTAAGAGTCTTTAGTGATCGACGTGTGCTTGGTAAGGGTGTTAAGATCAAAGGTGGAGAGTGCCTTGCAAAACTCCTTCAGTGCTTGGGTAGGTGAGTGGTGTGCAACAAGCGCCATGGACTTAAGAAAAGGAAAATAAGATGTGGGAATTTGATATTATTTCTAAAGATCCAAAGATTATTCATCTGAAACTAAAATGCACTCCCTCTTTGCCATGTCAATGCGGAGATGTATCTGACCAAAACTGAGCTTTGCCTTTTCGACTCCTGCAAGAAGGCACAAGAGAAACGGAGACTGGACTTTTTTGTCATAGGCCGACGCCTTTACAAGCACTGCATCTTCAATCACTAAGGTTGAGGTGAAGTCGTCACCATCCCTTTCCGTTTGAGGTCCATCAAAATTTTCATGAAAACTTGCCGCGTAGGCCGCAGTCTGACTCACTCGCTTCCCTTGGCGTTCGAAATAGGCGAGCCGGGTTTGGTCCTGAGGCAATGTTCCCTTCAGTTCGAATTCGCCAGATCCTTCCTCGGCTGAATAAGAAAAATGACCATAGGTCGTTGCTAAGGTAAACTCATGAGGATCAAAGTCAAGTGAGGTACCGTGCAATCGCACAAACTCATCCATGCATCTCCAAAATTTAATCACACATGCTTGGCGTTTGGCATCAGACACCTTTTCAAAATCAAAAAATGCACAAGGTCTCCCCCTCGCAATTTCATTTTCAATCTGCATGTACTTTGCTCGAGGTAAGGCCACTTGAGGCAAAGGTCCTTCCCTTCTCAGAGCTTCTGTGAGGTGCTTTAGTTTGGCCTGATCCTCTTTTGGATGGACAGCGCCGGCCATTTCCAAAACCTTTGCGCCAACCTCGGGAGGAAGTCTTCCTCTAAACTGATGAATAAAATCTGAAGACATTTTTATTTTAAAGGGTGACAATATCCTCAATGATGAGAGTCAACTTTGGTTCCTTTTCAATGACAATCGAGAGAGGAAAGGACCCAAGGCCGAGGCGGAAGGAAGATGGTGAGGATTCGAAAAGGGAGTAGAGGGTCATCATGCCCTCGGACGACACAAAGACCTCGTGCTCATTGGAGTCTTTCGAGTCACCGTGCGATCCAATTTCGTGCATGCGCAACCAAACACACTTCGTCTTTACGTCCCCTTTCCCATCCTCCCAAGTCATGGGTGAGTCGTGAAAGAGGTTGAGCAGTAAATTGAAAACGAGAGATGGGGTGTTGGGAATTGAAATGGTGAGGTCCGTGCCTTGGCAGACCACCTTCATTCCCTTTACGGGAACGGGCATCAATGAAATCTCATCCATAAAATGTGCCCACAGAACGTGATCACGGAAGGAGGGCCTCGCCAAGTCCGTCACGGGGACTCGGCCAAAGAAGATGGATTTGATGAAGCGATCCGTGCCAATCTTCTCGCCAATCTCGGCTTCACCTTCTTTGAGAGGCACGACTTGATAAAAGGAAAGGGTGCCAAACGACGTCTTTAGTTTGGATCCCCACTTTGCATCTCGGGTAAAAGTTAAATGAGAAAAGTCGTTTCCAATGAGGTCTGGAGAGACTTGAATGATGTCACCAAGTTTTAAGTTTCCATCCGACGCTTGAAAGCGTAGCAAATCGGCACAAGTTTGAATCACCCACCCTGGACATTTTTCTTCACCCTCACCCTTCCTCGTGCGAATCACCAACTCAAACCCGTAGCCATTCACCCGTGGATTCCGGGTTTCCTTTGCCAAGTTGACTTCTGAGAACCCCTTTGTGATGGCTTCCCAGTAGACCCCACGGTCAATAATGTAGAGGGCGTCAATAATACCCGACCCAAAGGGACCCCTCTCCACATTGTCCACAATTGTGAGGTTACGTGTGGGGTCGTCAAGGGTGTCGAGCAAAAACTCATCCACATCCATCCATCCTGGACGGTCCATGGCCCCATCATCAGAGGAAAGAAAGGAAAAGGCAGGATTGATGCCTCCCTTGGAAATTTCAATCTTCAGAGGTCCTTCTTTTTTAGATTCCAAGGGTGGCTCATGGCGATCACACAACAATGAGTCTGATTCAGACGGAGGAGAACGAGAGTCTGATTCAGACGGAGGAGAACGAGAGTCTGGTGCTAAGGTTGGAAGGGGAATAGGATCAGAGGAAGCGGATGAAGGCATTGAAGGATCAGATGGAATCAACTCGCGAGGAGAGGTTGAAGAAGGTTGAGGTTCATCGGCCACGCTTATGTCTTTGGATGGCTTTGAGGATCGAGAGACGTACTTTTTCCGCATGGCTTCCATTCGCCGAGCCTTTGCTCTTGACATTCTGGGAGACTTCTTTGGTGAGGTGTAGGTTAAAGGTCGTCTGGGTTCCTCAGGTGGAACTTCAGATGGAAAAAGATCTGAGCGAATGTGGTCTTGATGAGACTCTGGAAAGAGTGAGGAAAGGTCTTTTGACATTTATTAGGTTAGGGGGAGCAAGAAGGGTGGGTGCAGAACACATTGTCAATTCTCAATTTTCGATATAATTTCTTTCAGAAAACTGGTATCATCACTTTGAAAAATTCTCATGGCCACTGATGATTGTGGAGTCTGCCTTGACGGCATGACAGAACCTAAGGCTTTTGGATGTGGTCACATTGTGTGTGGGCCTTGCTTTGGAAAGGTGGACGGGTGTCCATTTTGCAGGCATGGGAAGCCTCCCGTTGACCCAACGCCTTGCGGAAGAACACTCTACCAGTGCACTTTTTGCAAAAAGGACGTGCCTTCCACATCTCTCCTTTCTCATGTGTCAGTGGTCCCTTCTGCCTTTGGCACGATTTACACTCCATCCTTTGTGTTGTGTCAAGAATGCCAAACGAAAGACATTCCTTTGTCTTTTCGTTTTGATGATACTATTCTTCCTCTTGATGCTCCCATTTTTGAAGGCAAACTTGAAGAGGATGGCGCACCACAGTCTTTCATTTGCGAGCGCTGTGTTCGATCCACCTCCAGATCCCCACTGTGTCTTCAATGTTCTACCCTGAAAACCCATAAGGCAATCCGTTCCTCCTCCTCCAATCTCACCCTTTCCATTCCACCCCGCCGAGTGACAGTGGATTGTGCCTTAATGCGAATCAGTCGCTTCGACGAGGCATTCTTTGTCATCTATGACCAAGCAGAAAAACTTCAAAAGGTGAATGAATGGGTGGAAGGTTCAATTGAAACCGTTTTCAAGTCCGTATGTAGTTCATCAAAACATCTTCAATTTCATCCTGCCTTTCTACCTCTTCGGCGACGGGTGGGGTGTGAAGACGATGGAGCAATGGGCATCTCTGTGAAGCTTCCACACCAGTGTTCCATTATTCGAGATACCCTGAAAGGAATGCCTGTAGGAACCCCATGCAAAATTACTTTTCGTCTTCACGATGCTTGGTGTATTGGACCAATAAGCATGACTGGTCCTCTGATTTCGATTGAAAAATTAATCATCAAAGACGATGATGAATTTTTCGAAAGGGAAATTTAATCTTCTAAATAAATGCCCCAAGTCTACCTATATACCAATGATGGTCTCTATCTTGGAGTCACCACTAATCTTCAAAAGCCTTCAGGCAAAGGCATTCCAGTCACCCTGGAAAATGGCCAATCGACAAACATCTTAGTGTCAAAGGCGTCTTCCATCGTGAGTTTGATTGGGGTCATTCCCATGGCCATGTCTGTGAAAGGATCGGAAGCCACCCTCACCCTTGGCGAGGTCTACTCAAAGGATGATGGGTGCTCGGTCAATGTCCAACTCATGGGAAAGGACGACAAAGGATTTTATGCCCTCGTGTCCTATAAGGCAAAGGGCATGGATAAGGGTTACATTGTGTTTGGAGTTGCACTTGGTATTATTGTACTGCTGATTGTTATTGGATGTTTTGTTGCCTTTTCGAGGGCAAAGATGGAGCACCACGTCTTAAAGTCATTAAAGGATATGAAGAATAAACCTTAATACTGTGAAAACATGGAGGATAAGGTCTCCGTATAAGACATGGGAGTGTCGTCAAAGAGGCCGTGGGGTTCTCCTCCCAACATGGGAAAGAGGACTGACCTATACCACTGGGAGGGAATGTTGACCGTTTGGCCTGTGGATCCTGGGGGACCTCGTTCCTGAGAGTACTGGAGGTAGGGACGGTTCTTTGCATGGAACTCTTGGATGAGGGGAACGACGGCGGCAAAGACCCGGCGTCCTCCCACCCTTTGGATCTGGGACGGCAAAGACGTTCCCATTTCGGGCGTCCAAAGGCGTTTCAATGCATGCAACCAAACCCACGAAGGGTCATCCACCGAGTTGACTAAGTGGCGTTGGGTTTCGAGGAGAACGGCCCCCTCAATCACCTCGTAAAAGTAATCCATGACGGCGTCTCGGTCGGCTTCCTCAATGGTGACTCGATCACAATTGGTCTTTCGAAAGAGGTGCCAAAGGGCGAGGATCCGGGTTTGGTGAAACCCCGCATAGCGAAGCTTTGTGATCCTCTCAATGGCCTTTGGCGCAACGGCCGGTCGCCTTAAGAACCCATTAAACTTGGATGCCGAATCCTCTCCAAGAGCCTCCATAATCTTTCGCGTATCTCCATCAATGGACACGGAGACGGGAGGCCGTGTGTAGGTCTTAGGTTCATGAACGACAGTGGATTGATGAGTGTCAACGGATCTATGAACGACAGTGGATTGATGAGTGTCAACGGATCGAACCGGAGGAGCACGAGTGTCAGTGGATTTATGAGTGTCAGATGGAGGAGCTTGAGTGTGATAACCAAAAAAGGGCCTTCTTGGCTTTGATCTTGATGGAGGATCCATAATTTTTTAAAACAAAAATAGATTTATCGTCTTTTATTCTGAACTTACTTACGAGGAGACCCGTACAGAGAAACACTCGACATGTCCGTGTTCTTTAAGTCACGGGTGGCGTGGTGGTAAGCGGCCTCGGCCTGTGTGGTGGCGATGAACTTCTTGCGCTCGATGAAGAGGAAGGTGAAGCCAATGGACACGGCAGCGGCAACGCCAATGAGGCCGAGCTCGAGACCGTCATAGTTAATGATGGAAGACTCGAGGGTGCCCGACTTATCCTGAGTCTTTGTCTTCTTATCTAAAATGGCATACTTCTTAATCTGCTTCAGGATTAAGGAGCGCATGAGGAAGTAGACGCCAACAATTAAGACCAGAAAGACAACCACGCCAATCACAACGGCCACCACCTGGTATTTCTTCACGGCATGAGCGGCAAAGGTCGTGGATGCGTCCTGCATTCCACGCTGAGCCTCACGGGAGGCGAGGGCGATGTGGGCAATGGGCACGGTCGTCGACTCAGGAGTCTGGGTCTTTGGGGCGGATGATTGGCGGGATGATCCAGACATGGGATCAGAATCAGAATAGCCAAATGGTATATTATGGTATGAGTCGCGATGTCCGGGCATTTTTTGTTTTTTACAAAGATTTCATTTTGTCGGAAGATCACAATCAAATTGTCAGATCGAAAATGTCCACCTTTTCCATAGATTGTCAAGATGGGAGGTGGGAACTTACCAAAGTCAAAACCATAAAGTCTTCCTCCCAGGCATCCATCTACCTTTGCAGAGTTGAAAGTGCCCCTGAATTGAATGGAAAAAGAATTGGCGAAACCATTGTCCTCAAAAAAGCCTACGGGGAGAATGCAAAAAAATTGAGAAAGGCCTTAGCACTCATTGGTGAGTTGGGTCTCTCTCGCTTCTTTGCCCACATCATCACCTCAGCCTATGGGAAAGAATTGGAAAAGAACTTTTCCATCTTGATGCCCCACTACTCGATGGACGGCTTCACCTACATCACTGAAGGATGGAAAACGGAACAAATGACGATTCATCAGAAGCTCCTGAGGTTCATCCTTAAATCCCACAAAGCATTTTACCCACGAGCCATTTACCATGACGTCAAACCTGAAAACATTTTGGTTGAAGGTGATTCCATTGTGTGGTGTGACCACGAGTCCCTCACCACCTTTCCTCCATCTCAGATTTGTGTCACCCCATCTTACCTTCCCCTTCAAGACGCTTTTCTCCCCATGGTGAAAAACTCATCCCGCTTCCTCTGGGGAAAGACGCCAAAGTCAAAGACGATTCGCTCCGCAACCTTTACTTGGGATCTTCTTCTCCACCAAGTCGGCCACTTTGCCCTCATCATTCTTCTCGGGTTTTCCACTCACTCCTATGCCATTCTCCAATCTCTTAAAGAGAGGAAGGTCGGAATTTTCTTTCTCGAAGACCTAAAGGCCCTCCCTTGGTGGTCCAACTCTTGGAATGAGGCCGCCCGACTGTCTCCTTTTCTTTTGACTCCAAATGATGGAGTGTCCAAAGAAAGAATGAAGGAAATTGAAGCCATTGTGGAGGTTCGCTTTGCAGAGATTGTCAAAAAGGCTCTCGTCTATGATTTAGATCGGGGTCGGGATTTTCTTGGGGAAGAAGTCCATTTGGTTTGGAAGGACTTTGTCGAGCAGTGTTTTGCAGCAAGCGAGTCAAAAGAGGTGTGGAAAACCCTTTTAGGACATCCATTCTTTTCTTTAAACTTGAATCCCGTAAGAGAAGATGGTGAGGAGAGACCTCCTTCACCTTCAAAAAGAAAGAAGGAGACAACCACACATTTGGTGACCCGAGAGATGGAAAAAGACCAAAGGGCATTGTCGCTTTAGTTTCCGATGAAGAAAAGAGAAGGATTGGTATGGGTCGAGACCAAAGCCTGTAAATAGTTTGTGGTTCTTGAGGATCAAACCACCCATTGATGATAAGCAGGTTTTCAAATTTCATATAGAGGAATTCAGAATCAACATTCACAAAGGTATGGGACGAGATTGGAGGAAATTTAGAAAGACACATGAGGGGAGGCGAACTTTCAATGTCACAAAGGGGCGGAGCCGCATGGTAAGCATGCCATCCATTCAACCGTGCCCATCCATGAATGGCCAAACAACGAAGGGATAGGTAGGTGGGGACGCCTTGGAGTGAAATGAAATCGTAGGGACGAAAGTCCTTTTGAAAAAATTGAAAAAAGTCTGACCAAGTCTTTAGATGAAAGGTTGCAAAGGATTTTAGTGAAGCATCCAACACTGAGTTGTATTGTAAGGGAAAGATGAAAGTCAAAAGAGAAAACCAAAAAGAGGATATACAAAGTAAGATGAGAATGAAAAGGCCAATGAAACAGATCATTTAAACCCGGGAATAATCGGTTAAACATGGTCAGGAACGAATCCTTCAAAGAAGTAAACATGTCAACCTATCACCCATCTATCCCATCATCATCCCAAACTTGGATGAAGCCCCTTCCCGGCCACGAAGACGACTACTACATCTATGTCCAAACAAAGGTTTCTGCCGACATTTCTTTCATCTTTTCTTTATGCACCTACCCAAAGAAACGAGATTTGGAGCTTTCGCCTCTCAACCAATCGGAAGGAAGGGTTGTGTCAAAGGCAACGTGGGTTCAACTGAATCCCACCTTTTACTACTCCCACCGCATGTTTCTCTCCTCCTTTGATCGAAATCTGAGGAGCCTTCCCCTCATGACGGCTATATCCTCCCTCTTACAAACCTGGAAAACCGATCTGAGTGCATCAGACGTTGTCATGAATGTCATGATGTCCTTAGCCTCTTGGGAGGCAGATGACCTCTCCCTCACAGTCCTCTTAGACTTTCTCGCCTTTATGAAGATCTTTTGCGTGGACACGGCAAAGCCTGGAACCACCATTCACGAAGAATATGTGGGGTTTGTGCGTCTCCAAGGGATGGTCATCCAAACGGCAGACGTCCCTGAAACCTTAGCGAAACATCTAAAAGAAAACTCGGAAGAGTTTTGGAAGGTGTATGGCGAAGTTAAGCAAGACTTGGTGACCTGTGGCGTCATTCGCCCATCGTCCACCATCTTCCTCCTCCCTCACTTAATTGGCTATTCGGATTTGACCCACGGATTCAATGTTCCAGTTTATTTTGATGGGGGTGGTTATGTGGAAGAGAGCCCTATCCTTTTAACTTGATTAAATTTTGCATCTTACGAAAAATCAATCAATCAATTCATTTCATCTATGGCTTTACGAGTTTTGAGTACCATCCCTCCTTTTGAATTATAATCAAAGGGTTTTCGTCCTCCTTTGGGGCATGGTTAAGAAGACGAGGGAGGACGAAGAGGTTGGCCAAATGAAAGCGAGTGACTCCGAGGTCGAGAAGACGGTTCACTTCTCCCACAGTCACGTGGGGGGAAAGGCGAACCTCATAGGTCCGGTCGCCAAAAATGGGAATGGAGCGGTAGGTTTCTTCGCCAATGGGGACTTCTCCAACTAAGTTCAACTCGAGAGGTAGGTAGGAGGGAAGTGCCCTCGAGAGGGCTTTCCACTCTTCAGCAGTGGACCCCCGCAACGAAAAAGAAATCGAGCCGGGGTAGTGCCACCACCAAAGGTTGTAGAGGACGGTGGATCCGAAAAAGTGGGGAATGACGAGGTTGGGTGAGGTGGGGAGAAACCAAAAAAGGGGCCACAGGGTGGCACACAGGATGGAAAGTGGAGAGGAAAGAAAAATTTTATCCATACTCAGTTTATTTGAGGACTTAAGATTTTATTCACCTTACCAACAAAAGGAATGTAATGACTCTTTGGTACCAAGTTTTGCGCAATGGAACCCTTGGTTATAATTTTCATGAAGAAAATTCACCATCTTTGACAACTGATAATCTTTCACCCTCTTCGATTGGGGGATTTCTGAAGGAGGTTGAAGGACCTTCTCTCCTCCAAAGAACCCTTAACTCCTCCCGAGACTTTAGTTCTAAAGACCATCCATCCTGGCACAGTCTCCTTATGTAGGAGATGTCCAAAACGGTGGACCACATCCCACCCTTGGATTCCTTTACGAAAGTCATCCCTCTTCAAGGTTTATGTCAAAGAAACTCTGAAGACTTATCAAAAGATTGGGATTCGAGTGTCTGGCAAAGACCGCCAACGGGTTGAGGCCACTCCTCACCGCATCATCTCGCGACGTGTCTTGGAGCTTTACGACGATTTCCCCTTTGCGACCTTTCAAGAGAAAGAGGTGGAGGGAAAGACGCCTGAAGAAGCCTTTTTAATGCATGTCCAAAAGCTGCAGCGCAAAACTAAGCAACTAGACCTTCTTTCTCATGCTCTGTGGTCATTTCTTTCTTTTCCTTCACATCTGTCGTTTTCCTCTCACGTTTCTTCTCCTTTGCTCGATGGCGTCGGTAGTCCTTCTCTGTGATTAAGATCACTTTGTCGGCGAGGTGACCCATTTCACTCTTTCTCCCTTCAGCTTCTTCATGGGTGGAGTATGTAAAAACCTCCGAAGGGTGACGGTGGGTTACTCGTGAATCTTCTCCATCCACCTTCATGAAGCGGAGACCCCACCGGGTTTGGGAAGGGGAAAGAAAGGAATCAAAAAAAGTTTGAATCTTATCCCTCCTTGAGGAGATTACACAAGGTTCAGTGGGGTCAACCCTCGAAGACACAAAGATGTAGACTTTGGTGGGCTCTGTGCCACTCATGTTTATTTCAATGCGGAGGAATGAATGCCAATAAAAATTAACAAGTCGATAATTGTTCTCTCTCAATCTTGTACTTAATAAATGTTTGTATGCTTTGACCCCGGAATCCGAAATGTTGGGTTTTGTTGGGGCTCCTTAGGCTCCATCGATTCAGGCAATGTGTCTCTAAGATCGATCGATGGCATCGAGTGTGTGGACATGACAATCATGACCCATAAGAGGGTCTCTGCAGAAGATTGTTGTTTGAGCCACGGGCCACACATCCAGGAACGTGTGGCGCACTTTTTGCAGGAATGGGGTTACATCATTCACGAAGCCTCCATTGTGCTTGTGGAGCTTCAGCCCTTTCAATCGGCGGGGAAGCCCTTTGAAATTTTATTAAAGGAACGTTACGGTTCAAAGGTGGTTCTCATTCCACCACGATCTATTCATAAAGCCTTAGGCATGGGTGGTTACACCTATGAAGGGCGCAAAAAAATGTCTGTGACCATTGCATCAGATTTTTTAGAGTCCTTAGTTGCAAAGGAAGTGAAGGGGGCACCGGAAGCCTTTAAGGCCATAGACCCCATGGATCGAAAGCACGACTGTGCCGACGCCGTCCTCCTTCTTATTTATTACATATATCACTATTCACCTGTAAAGAAAAAACGTAAACCTAGAGAAACGTCTATTGCAAAACGATCAAAATACTTTATTTGTAAAGAAGATGTAGCAAAAGATCAAGAAACCCTGTCCAATTTTTCATCCTTCTTAGAGCAATTTAAGTACTGTAAAGGGGAAAGCTAGTTTTGCCCTTTGGGATCTTCTTCACTTTCTGCCCAACTATTGTAACGACAGAAAACAATAAATCATGAATAACATGTCTTCCATCTGGATCTCTTGACGTCTTTGAAGAAATTCCTTCTTTGCCCAACACCTTATCGTAGAAGCACCTTTCCCACGACTCCCCTGAATCTACACACCCACGGTAGCGATCCATGAGATATACCATTCTCCCTTTGACTGGAACATGGAGAGCGGCCTTTAGGATGGAGAGCATAAGGCCATCTTCTTTCGAAAGGCCCTTTGGATCTTGGAAAATGTCAACCTCGGGGATGACTCCCTCGGACACCATTGAAAAGATGAGGGAATGAAAATCGTTGGAAAATCGTGTGAGGTCAAAGGCCTCCCCCATGACTTTCTTTGTTTGGGTTGACTGGATGGATGTCCCTCCCACTCGAAGAGATGCCCTGCCCCAATCAATCACAAAGAAGCGACGCCTTCCTAAGGGAAGACGATAAACGACGTCATCCCTCGTCTTGATAAACCACACCTCTTCCTCATCTCCATCTTCGTACATGAGGTTGTGAAGGAACATGTCGTTGTGGACCATGTCAAAGTAGGTGTTGAGAGTTAAGAGGGTGAAGAAGACTTGGAAAAAGAAGGACAAAAATCGTTGGGCATGGATGCCGAGGGCGTTGGAGGGATCGATAAAGTAATCAGACTTGTAGAGGCAAATGGCCGAATGGGAAATGCGTTCCGTCCAAGACACTGTAAAGAGGCGATGCAAAAGGGAAACGTTGGACTTTGTCTTTGGCAACTGAGTGGAAAGGGTTGAAAAAAAGAAAAAGGGAGAGGTGTGAGGCAGCAGATTGTGCTTCATGAGGAGGGTGCAAATAAAATTGCCAACAATGTCAACATTCACTTCGGAAGATAGATCCCCAATAACCTTTGCTTGGGCTTTCTCTTCCTCTTTGACTTTTTTCACCAAGGCTTCACGGGACATTGAAGATTTTTCCAAGGCTTCATCTTCAGCAATCACCTCTGGGGAGACGGGGGAGACCTTCATCACAACGGACACTCCGGTTTCTGCCTCACGGTGAAGGGAGAGGTGGTAGGACGACTTTCGCGAAGCATAGGTCTCTCCCGTGAGAAGAGTGGTGGAAAACACATCCCCCTGAGCACCTAAGGAAATGCGCTGAATTGAGCCAAAATGAGGATTGTGAAAGATGGAATGGAGCATAGGCACATCTTGGCGAAGAAAGACGTGGTCTTCTCCCAAGTTTTTGTGAAGGAGTTTGGACACTTCTTTGATAATTTGATACTTTAGAACCCTATGAGTTTTGTGAAAGGATTGAAAAACACCGTCAAGTGGCCAAAGCAACATGTGTTGCTTCATAAAGAATTTGGCAATCTTTAGATCCGTGTCATAGGGGTCTGTCATTCTGTCAGAAGTGGAAGAGGATTTTAAGGAATCTGCCATTCTGTCAGAAGTGGAAGAGGATTTTAAGGAATCTGTCATTCTTTATTTTTAACCCGTAAGAAATCCTGCGCTAGGTCTGGCCGCGGCCATTCGTGCAGCAGGAAGAACCGTCTCTGTTTGAGCCATGGCCTGTTGGGTTTGAGAAATGGAAGCGGTTTGTTGAGCACGAAGATTGGCACGGCGTTTCCAAACAATCCACACAACAACAATGATGGCAACCACGACAGCAACTGCAATCCCGAGATATAAGTAGAACTGATCAGACTTATTCATGTTTTTGTTTTATATTAATAAAATGCAGACTTCATCTTCACTTCACTTACCTCAACCCCAACCTCCTGCATCGTGTTACCCCAACTACCCCAATCGCCATGTTCCCCCTTGTGTGTTTGACTATAAGAGATCAAAGCACCTCAATGCCCACCGCACTTGCTGTCCTCACCCCTACACACGTCCCCAAGATTGCCCCACGGAGGAGGACTACACCCCCCGCTACCCCTTTCAACCTGTGGACTTTTCTGGATTCCAAATCTAACCATAGCTAAAGTCTTGGTAACTACTCTTCAATGATGCGAATGTGTCCCTGAAATGTTTGATCATTAAGAACATCCTTGATCTGTTTGGAAGTCTGAGGAAGAGATCCGCGTTCTCGAAGGGTGTCCACTTGACTAATGAAAAAATCCCGAAGGGCCTTCACCTCGGTTAGGAGGTCTCCAAGGATTGGCTTTTCGGTCAAACGGCAGGTAAATATGTTGGACATTCCGAGGTGGTAGACTTCAAAAAGATTGTTTTCATGGGTCTGAATCTCCACCTTTCGATTCAAGTGTGAAACACGTTTCTTCCACTTTTTTTCGTCGAGGTAACCACACATGTAGTCTAATCGTGCTTTGCGAAAGTCATTGGGTGTGACGGAAGGACGTTGGGTATAAGATCGTGCCGCATTGGATGTTCGGTAAAGCTCCCACAATAAGCTTTCCACAAAATGATATAGGCGACGGTCTCGAATCCCAGCAACATAATTTCGAATCCTTTGGCGGATCTGATGGTAGTTGTTTCCATCCAAACCACCACCACCTCCTCCTCCGCCCCCGTTTCGCATCCACTCAATCATGTGGGGGTTGTGTACATTGGAAGGATTGAGAATCTTCAAGTCTTTCCAGTCAAAGGCCGTATGGCACGAGGTGCAAAACATCATGTAGCACCCTGAAATCTTATGGATGGGTGCACGGCATCCAGGGCAGGGCTTCGCGTCCTTTTGAATAAAATTTACTGATGCAACATCTTCCTCTTTACACACATGGGTCTCATCCGAGTAGGCCTTTTTCTCCTTATGGCACTTTCCACACACCCATCGATTACAAAGATCACAGTGGCGCTGGCGATTGAGAAACCCACGACAATCGTCAAAGGGACATTGGGTCAAAGGTTCCGGTTTTTCGTCTGATTTGGATTCGCCTTCGTGGTGTTCAGCCATCCCCCGAACATCTTGCCCGGCATCTTGGGCCTGGATCATGATTTGAAAGGTGTCCTCTGCCTCCCGGATCTCTCGATAAACGCGACCAATCTCCCTCTTCATTTCTTGAATCTCTTTGTTTTGGGGAAAACACTTTCTCCGATTTTTAAGTCGATAAAGACGTTTCTTCTCTAAAAGGTCTCTCTTTGGAACCTGAAGCTCCTTTAGAGTTGATTTCAAAGAGTGGATCCGTTTCCAAGTTCCCACAAAGGGCATGGTGTCGGGCAAAAGGTTTCGCTCGCGATCCATCACGAGGCGAAAGATGTGTTTCTTAAAGGGTCCTTTCCAAAAGGCCTTTGTGCAGGAATCCATGACGAAATCGTCAAGCCAGGGTTCTTTGCAAGACATGCAGTGGGCTCGATCATAAGTATCTTCAGATAAGTAGCGCATGACACATTGTTTACATGCGGTAAAGTCACACTTTTGGGTGGGACACTTAATGGGTGGCCTCAGATGCTTTGTAAAGTGAGAGCAACAAATTGGGCAATCTCCATCAATGTCTTCGTCAAGCTTTGATTTTTTGGCCTCTAAGGTTTTCTCCTCTTTAAGCTTTTTTCGTTTTTTCTCGGCTCGGGACATTTGTGATTGTGAGTTTTATTTTGTTTGAAATTTACAACATTTTATTTTTCTCCAACGAACCCAAATTTTCCCCAACCAAGCTTTCGTTTTACATCATCCAAAGATGGTAAAGCAGGAAGAACCCATATCTTATTGAGGTAATCCTCCGACGAAGAAAACTCAAAGAGCTTTCGCATTAAGCGTTGGTCGTCATAGACTAAGATGGAAACAAAGGTGAGGTAGAGGGACGATGCCCACCAAGGAGAGACGGCAACCAAACCAATCAAATCGGGAAAGAGCTTAATCCAGTTGACGGCTAAGGAAAGGCCATAGATCACCAAACAATAGTGAGCCAAAATGGTTAAGCGTTTTTCAAAGAGGTAAAGGGTTGCAATGAAACCATTCACACAAAAGGTGAGTGTCGAACAAAGACCATACCAAAGCATGAGGCGTGCGGCTCCGTAGGCCATGACTCCCGAGTCTAAGCATACCCAAATGGCAAAGAGGGTGGTGGCTGTATGGTGGAAAAATGTGGAGGGGGGCATCCAAGTGGTGAGAAAGGAGGAGGCGTCCGTCATTGTGTACACAATCACAATCTTTCGTGCCATGGAAAGGTCAGACCATTCATCAAGAACAAATGCATCGTAGGCACAGGCCCAAAACCCTTCCCAAGAGCAAATCACCATGAGGGATGCGGCCTTACATACATTGGTCATGACCCTGTCTACATTGCGGAGGTGGTCAGGGTCAGTGGACACAGAGGCTAAGGCTTCCTTTACAACGGGGCGAAAAAGAATGTGGGTGAGGGCCGAAAGGCCAACACAAATGGTCAAGGCAGAAATGGCAGGAAGTGTCTCGGTGAGGTCAAGCATTGGCGTTTATTTGGTTTAGGAATAAATAAGAATGCCCTTCCTGACCGGAACCTTTCAACGTCAACCCGGCCTTTGCAATGTCCGCATGTGTATGGGGGCTCTATGGGCACTTGCGAAGAAGGGACGGTGTGATGTCCATTTTCCCATGATTCCTTCCTCCCCCAACCCTTCTGATCCTCTTCTACCACCCTCTGCTCTTTTTGATTTGAATAGCTTACTTAAAACTCCCGTGCTCCTCCGTTTTTATCCAAAAATCTTGACAAAACCTACCAAGCATGATGTCTGTCGAGAAGATTTCCGAGACATGTGGATGGCTTTACGGCGATGTCGAAATCTATCGTTGGGGTATCTAGTCCATGAGTTTTTGCGCCACCTAAAACCATCAAGTGGAATTCAAACCTTGGCCGATCGAGTCCTTTCCAAAATTTCCAAACCCTTCGTCGCCGTCCATTTCCGCATTGAAGACGATTGGAAAACCCACCAAGGCAAAAAGAGTACCAAGATATTTTACGGACCCAAACATATTGTCAGCCACACAAAGGCATTTCTAAAGACTTTAAAATTTACCCCAAAATCTCTATTGGCCATTTCGTCCTCTCAAATTAAGGAGGGTGGGTTTATCCATCGGTCCGTCCTCTACCCCCAAGCAAATGACCTTTGTTACGCCATGCGCTCTGCCATTGACTTTGAAGTTGCCTTACATGCCGATGCCTTTGTGGGGAATGGCTTTTCGTCCTTTTCAAATGAGATTGGTCGCCACTTGGCGGAGAAAGGAAAGCCGTGTTCGTTCTATGCAAACAAATAAAATCTTGATTAAATTTTTCCTGTCGAAAAATCATCACAGTTTCTCATCTTATTCAAACAAATCATGGACGTTCCAGCGATCGATGCAGTCTACACTTGGATTGATGGGTCGGATCGGGGGCGCATGAGGGAAAGGGCCGAGTGGATGGCTCACCTTGAAAAGACCGAGTCTTCACGACGTTTGCCCGTGACCCCAGCAAAACCAAAGTCGGTCGAGCTCTACTTTTCTCTTCAGTCCCTAAAGGTATTTGCGCCTTGGATTCGTCACATTTACATTGTGACCCAGAGACCTCAAGTTCCTTCTTGGTTGGCAGAATTCCCTCGGGCGTCAGTGGTTCACCACGATGAGATCATTGACTCCACCTACCTCCCCACCTTTTCGTCAAGGGCCATTGAGGCAAACCTTTTCAAAATTCCCGGCCTCTCGGACCATTTCATCTACCTCAATGACGACATGTTTTTTGGGCGTCCCTTAGAGCCTCTTGACTTTTTCCGACCCTTTGGAGATTCTTTCAGACCCATCTTACGAACTGTCAAACCTTGGACACCCCTCATGAAGACCCCTCCACCCTCCGTCTATTACACCAATAAGGAAGAAATCCAAACGGTCATTCAAAGAAAGGACAATGCCTACGTCAACTCCAATCGACGGGTTCATGCCTTTTTGAATAAGACCTACGTCTACGATCCCTTAAGACCCAACATTGCCCACCAAGCAACTCCCTTAACAAAGTCCCTCTTTGATCGAGCAAAGGACATCCTTCCGGATGCTTGGAAAGACCTTCAGCGTGAAAAGTTTCGGACCTCAGACACCATGACCCCCATTCCCCTCGCCCTCTTTGTGGGCCTGTATGAGGGTCAGGTTGTGGTTCTCCCAAAAGCAAAGGACGGCTTAATCCGTGTTTGGGGATCGGCCTCGGGAGACGGTGCCCTCATGCGAGAGGTCCAAACAAAAAAGCCCCACCTCTTTTGCATCAATGACCTTGGACCCCACATGGAACCCAAAGATGCTCAGATTTACTGGAAAGGTTTATTCATGTATCTGAGCAAATAAATTCCTTTCAAATAAAACTTTTATCACACTTAAAAATGTCAAAAGAATCAGAGGAATCGCATTGGTCCACCAAATTCTTGAGAAAATTGCCGAGCAATAATAGTGATTCTCTTTTTTCGTCCTTAGCTGACCTTTTTTCCTCAGCCAGTCCTCGCTTTCTGGAGTTCATGTCATCCAACTTACCATCCATGACTCCCGATCAATTTAAGAGTCGATATCACTTACGAATGGTCTCTCTTTGCTTTATTCTTGAATCCAACCCACGGGTCTTATCTGAAATTGAAACTTGGAGAGAGATTGAAAGAGCAACGGACGACTTTGAGCTCCGTCTTCACTATCGCCATGTGAGATCGTTTCGTGATAAGGAGGGCCCATTGTCCAAAGAAGATCGGCTGGAGTTACGAAGAATTATGAAAGACCCTGACGTTTACCCAGGATCGTCCTTTGACCTTAGCAACTTTGAAGAATTGTTTCACATCCGGTTCATCTTGGTAAATCAATATGGAAAGGTGTCCTTCCTTCCAAAGGTTTCGGAGGAGGATCCTCGCTACTTTATTCTCCTCTATTATCGAGGCCACATGGAAGAGTATCAACTTTTATTTTGGGTGGGGGAGGATCGGAGAGAAAGAAAGGCCATCTTTCGAAAACAAGATCTTCCTCCCTACTTAATAGAGATGGCAAAGGGGTTAGGAAGTGAGACTTTTACTCACCTCCCCCTTGTGCAGGAGATGGTGTAGGAACCTGAATCTTGGTGAGGGGCATGGGTTTCCCCACGTGGGCCGTCTCCTCAAAGACCATAAAGTTGGCAATGTCGGGAATGTCACCCTTATCGAGGTACATGCGAATCTTGAAAAAGCCACCGTCTCCCCAGGATGTACCCCAAGAGTTCTGGACCAACCAGTAGGGGCCGGCAGACTCATCGTAGCCATGTCCCACCACCATGACGGCGTGGCCACCCACGACGTCACTGGCGTCCGTCGATAAGGGCTGGTAGACGCCTCCCTTATAGGACATGAAGTCCCGCATGACGGTGAATCCCACCTGGATGGGGCCACCTCCATCACCTGGGCTGGCATTGAGGATTCGAATCATCTTGCGGGCATTGGATGCTAAGGTGCCAGTGGCCCCCACCACGGCGTAGGGGTCATTGGTCTGCTGCACATTGGAGGTCCAATGAGAGGGCACCACTTTCATTTGGATGTAGCTGTGGGGATCAGGGTAGTGCTTCTTCTTATGGTGATCATGATGCTTCTTCTTATGGTGATCATGATGCTTCTTCTTATGTTTGGCTTCAAGGCTTGCACCAGCAACCAAATCACTTGTTGACCCCCCTACGGCAAAGGGCTGGATAGGGTCAGCCGCAGGTGCAAGGTTTCCTCCATTCCAAAAGTCGTCAGACGAAGACGGGTCAGATGAGGGGCCAGACGGAGGGGCATTGCCCATTTCTTCACTTAAGGGAGTGTAAAAAACCTTATTGCACCAAGGAGTGCCCGGACCTGACGCTGCAAAGGACCCTTGGCCAGAGATGTAGGGAGAGAGATGCAGAGGCACCGACCCAAACCCCGCCCACCGTTGCCAGGTCGATGCTAAGTCATTTCCCTTACACCCCTTTGTGCATCCAATAATGGGTTCAGAGGCCCACTCCCGTGTGCCCTTTCCCCCACCTTCCCTCTTATTTGTCGGGATACACCAACGGTTGGTCACCGTCGTCGCCGAAGACACACCGTAGCAAGACCCACATTTGCCCTGGTTTCTCACCCGGTGGGGACCGACACACCTGGGAGATTTTTTTCTCCAGTCAGAATGTGTGTGGTGCCAGGAGGCGGTGTCAATCACGGCATCCATGGCTTCAGCACCAAAGGTGGCTCCCCGAGTTCCAGCGGGAACGGTGTTGGCAGGAATCGCCGTGCCGGGGCCGGAAGAAAGACCAAGCATCTTTCGGGCCTGTGAGAGGGTGGGCACATTCTCGTTGGTGGCTTTCCAGGTATACTGCGTTATGGGTTTTGAAGGGATCGGAAGGCCAGGGGGAAGAGCAGCGAGGCGTTTTTGCTCAGCCTCATATTGCTTATTGATCTGGTCAACTTCGTGCTTCGACACGGCCGGCATGTGCTCCCGCTCTTCGTGGGTGTAGATGTGGGAGTGGCCGTGGTGGCCGTGGTGGATTTCATGGTGCTTATGGTGATGATGTCCGTGATGCTTTGCATGGTGGGAGTGATGGTGTTTGTGGTGGTGGGTTACACCAAAGATGGAAAAATCGCCTTCATGACTTCCTGACATTTATTGTATGGCAAGAAAGAAGAAGATTTCACCACATCAAAATAAATGGCCTACTTACCAAGATCAAGTGTGACCATCACCGGATCTTCGACTGTGACTGGTTGTACACTTCAACCTACAATGAGGACCACACAGCCCTCCAAATCATGAGGGTCTTTGCGGGGTCCAATGAAAATGTGCATGAAAATTTCCTCGGGCGCGGGAGGATGATGACCTTTTGATCTACATGACTCGGTCCTCCAACGTGCCCTTTGTGCAAACCGAGTTTCGGCTGATGATGGTGAGTGAGTGATTTGTGAGTCTCGCTTGAGAAAAATCAATTTCATAAAATAACACAACATCGATTCAGTTTGCGTGACGTTGTATAAAACATTTTTGCTTGATCGGATAGGTCTCGCGATTTTTCCACGAGTTTGTCAAGAGCGACTCCCCGCTCCAACACCTTTGTGATTGTCTGGGCCATCGTTTCCTTCAGCTCATCCACCTTATGGTGAACCGTCACCACCTTATCCATTTCGGCATAGACAACTCCAGGGTCTTTCCATTTGTCAAGAAGTCCCAACCATCCATAGGGAGGATTGGGTCTATCTTCCGTAGGATAAAGAGGAACTAAGAGAGTGTGTGGATCCTCCTCGAAATGAGACCTCATGAAGAATCACAAGAGGAAATTTCTGTGACGAATCTCCCGTGCCCCTCCGATTTTGTGATGGTGAATAGTAGAGAAGGGTGGGATGGGGATCAGTGGGAAGGGTGATGGACACCGGCTTCTCTTCTTCGGCCATTGACTTTACGGCCTCACGCATGGCCATGGTCATGAATTGGCGCACGGCGCCTCGCTTCATAAAGGAAAGGGATGAAAGATTAAAGACCTTCAGGACAAAAAATCCCGAGGGGGATAGGAAGGCAAAGCCATAGAGCATTTTATTTTAAGGTGTAAGACTGTGATGGATTTCTCGACTGAGAAATTTACTCAAGTTAGGTATATCCATTCATAGGAAGAAACAAACATTCTGCAGGTGGGGCAATGGGTCACCTTTTGAGAGCACCCCACACACATGAGAGCATGATTACACGGTTTACACAGGGCCCGTCTTTGGTTTGTCATGCACACCACACAGGTTGAAGTGACAGAGGCCGAGGTTTAACATCAGGAGGAGGTGGTGGCCCAAATGAATGCTTCGAAAAATTGGACCCCTTCCATCGTTTTCCGTCCTTCATGGTGCCCACAAAAATGTCGACACCGAGATGGGTTCCCTTACCATGGGGCATTCCATCCTTCCACTCACCCGTATAGAGAAGGACTCCCTTTACCCACAGAGATCCAACCCCATGGGCTCCTTCATTTCTCAACTGACCTTTATAGACGTCTCCGTTTTTTGCAACAAAGGTTCCTTCGGAAATCTCTCCATTCTGAAAAACCCCAATGGCCTCCTTCCACCGTTCAGGGTTTGGATAGACCATGCGCCCCCTTCCTTCAGGAAGAACCCCGAGACCTTCTCCGACGTAGATGGCCCCGTCCCTTCTCATGACTTGGATGATGGGGTTTATTGTAGAGTTACCCCTTGACAATCCACACCCCATTTGACCTCGCCAAATAAAAAGTAATTTAAGTTTTGATAACCACATATTAAAAGATGCAACATGCCATGGAAACTCCAGATTACCTCTTCAAGATTTTATTGGTGGGAGACTCGGGAGTGGGAAAATCGTCACTCGTTACCCAATACGCCGAAAAGACGTTTTCCCCCTCCTTCATCTCTACGATTGGGGTTGACTTTCAGGTGGTGACCAAAAAATTTAGGGATAAGCTTGTGAAGCTGCAGATTTGGGACACGGCGGGGCAAGAGAGGTTCAGGGCAATCACCTCTTCCTACTACCGAGGCGCCCATGCAGTGATCATCGTCACCGACGTGGAAGACCCTGAATCCCTCTGGTCAGTCACCAAAACATGGTTGCCCCAAGTGAGGGCCTATGCCCGAGACGATGTGTCTTTATTTATGGTTGCCAATAAGACCGATCTTGAAGACCCTGAAAAGGTTGAAGACCATGTGAGAGAAGAAGCAGGAGTGGCAAGGGACCATTCGATGCTTCACATGAGGGTGTCAGCAAAGACGGGATTGATGGTGAATGAAACCTTTGAAAAGGTGGTGACCCACTTGATGGATAAGTACCTCCAGATTCAAGCCATGAAGGATTCTCAAAAGGATCAGCGGATTTCCTTATCACCTCCACCTGCAAAAAAAGATTGTTGTGGATCATAACATTCGTTAAATCTCCACAGAACCTTACAAGCATGAAAGTAAAATGAGCGATGTCAAAATTCTAAAGGTCAAACCCATTTTGACACCTGAACAGATTGAGGCTCTAGAATCCAATCCTGCAACGGATGACTTATACACCACTGTCATTCGAGAGTCGACCGACCTCATTAACGAAACCACTGGCCGGGTGATTGCCCACTTTCGAAAGGGCATCATTCCTCCAAAGGCAACGGCAGTTGCAAAGGAAATCTTTGGGAACATTGATAAGAAGATTAAGCCTTCAACAACCCGAAACACTGCAGCCGGCGTCGCCGATCTTGAGAAGATTAAAAAGGTGGTGCCAAAGGCCATTGAGGTCCTTCCCCTTCCGGGGCGTCCCTGCACTTGTAAGGTTCGGATTGAGGGTGGCCACATCTTAGCCGAAACCTTTTGCAACCCCGTCTACTCTTACGTTGCAGGCTACAACTTTCACCGCTACGGAGGCCGGGTGGGCATGACACCCATTTCCCGTAAGTATGGAAAGGAGTGGGAACGGGCTGAGAAGCGTTTCTTCTTTTACATTGGTCGGGCCTTGAGAAAGATCAACCCAAAGGGTGAGCGCCACATGCGAAAGTGGGCGGAGAGGAATGGTGTTGTCCAATCCGGCTTGACGATTCCTGGCACGGCCCTCTCGACGGTGGCCATCAATGTCAACTACAATTCCTACCTACACTTTGACCGTGGCGATCTTCCCAACGGGTGGTCCACTCTCACGGTGATTGAAGAGGGCGAATATGAGGGTGGCTACTTTGTCTACCCCGCCTACGGTGTGGCCATTGACGTCCGCCAGGGAGACTTAGTGGTCAACCAATCCCACATGGACCTTCACGGCAACACAACCATTGTGCCCTTAACTGAAGGAGCAAAACGCATTTCCTTTGTGACCTACCTGAAAAAGATGCTTGGACGAGGTAAGCTCCGCTATAAGGCAGAAGACCCAGAGTTGATGACGCCTGAAAAGTGGCGTGAGGAGAATGGAGTTGCCTTTGAGGAGGATAATCCTCCTCCGGCAAAGCGAAAGAAGGTGACCAGAAATAATTATTTTTAAACCCTATACTGATTACGAATAGCATCCATCCTTTGGAGGTGGAGAAGAGTAGGGGGCCATTTCGACATCTTCGTCTTCCTCAACTTGATTGGCTTGATATATATCTGGAATTTCAATCTCATCTTGAAGATGGGTTGCCAGGTCCCCCCTTCCCTTTTCTCTCAAAAGGCGAATCATTTCACGCGTTTCATCCTCCATAAAGAGACGGCCACGAACCATGAAACCCGCTCGCCTTTCAATTGAAAATTCAATAAGCTTATTTGTGATGGTGCAAAGAAACTTTTCATGGCTACATGCCTCGTTAAACATTTTTGGATAATAGAGGAGGAAGTGAAAGATGAGAATGGCAATGTCAGCCTTTTTTCCTTTCTCTCTCGCGTTTTCACATTCATTCAGTAAGAGCCTCACCACATCTATCATGAGTTGTCTTGTGTTTCGGAGGTCAAAGTCTTTATCGAGTTTTTCTTCAATTTGCACTGCAAACACATCAGTGTCATTATGGTGTTGAGCAACTCTTTGGAGGAATGTCTTTGGGTGAGTCAACATAGTTTATTCTTCAAATCCAAAGTATTGAAATTTCAATCAACCCATTTTTTTCAGAGTGCGAAGAAGATGAGTTTTAAATTTTGTTTCTTTAACTTGAGACTTTCTCAAGCCTTTAACTCCAATGATGAGATGAGTCACTAACACAATCACAATGGCAATGCCTAAGGATGACCAGGTTCCAATCTTATCCGAGACGGGCACGGGCTTTTCAATGTCAAATTCAGGGGTGCCTGCAATGAAGCGAACGGTCAACTTATAGACGGCGACCTTCAGCAATAACATTTCGAGGAAGATGATAGAGGGCATTTCGGGAAGGGGAATGGTGAGGAAGAGAAAGGAAAGGAGGATGTCTCCCCACGAATCGGCGACTAAGTCACCATAGAAGCGTCGAAAGTTATTCCATGAAGGGTCTTTGAAAAAGTCGTGGATGCCCTTATAGGGTGATCCGTCAAGTCGACCCACGTGGGCGGCATAGATGATGAAAACGGCCAATAGGCCAATGACTGTCAGAAAGACCCCAAGTTGGATCTTCATCCATGAGGACATCATTTGTTTAAATAGAAGATTTGAATGATTGTACTCAGGGTCCTCCTTGAACTGCCGGCACAAAAAAATGTCTCCGTGAAAGAAATGTCCAGAGGTATCCTATATGTGGGTTGTAGGGGTGTTGTGAAGGAGTCATCATCTCACCTACCCAACCCATCGTTAGTCTATGTTCCAAGAGAGGATTCAACAATTTTCCACTATTTCCCCGATTGTACCCGGCGGACCATGAGCCTTCAAGTGGAGGTGGAGGATGGAATGCGATGTTGTAAGAGATGTGAAACGCATCGAGGATCAAATGAAGATGTCATATCCGATGGTGAATCTATGTGTGATACGAGCAATACTGACATTGTCACCCTACAATGCTTAGAGAGGGGAATCATCTATCAAGTATCAATTGCTCTTGAGGATGGAACGGCAGCATGTACCTGTGCGACCTCTTGTGAAGGGGACGTGTGTGAGCATACAAAATTTATTCTCTATAAGATTCTTGGTTTACCCTCTTCTATGATTGATGATCTCTTTGAGTACGGTGGCTTTGACGAAGAGGACGACATTGAAGAGTTTGGGAGGGCAGTGAGGGAAGGCTTAGATTATTATTCAGAACGTCGATGTTTTGCATGCAGAGACTACCTTCATGGCTTGACAACTGTGGCCCTCCGTGATGGTCGATCCTTTCACCAAGATTGTTATGACAGGGTAAAGAGCCATCTTTAAGGGACTCAAACAGGGGAAGGGTAGTTAATCACATAGACTTGTTGAGGGCGAACCTTGGAGAAATTTCCACAATGCAAAAGATTTAAAAGGCCAATGCAGAAAATGCCGAGAAGGATTATCCCTCCAAGCAAAAGAGATGGAAAAAATGTGACTATCCAAGATGGGGATGATGTTGCTATGCGATGAGAAATAAAAATGGCTTGGACAAAAAGATAAACTCCAAGAATTCCCTTTCCTCCTTTGCTTACGTGCATTGAGAAATGAAATGTGGATATTAATTCATCAACTCGACAACCTTTGGAAGATGAAGAAGAAGTTGGACATACGAGTTGGCAGAAATGTTGAGGAAGTTCATGCACCAATCCGCATCAAGGTGCTTTCTCTTTGCCTTTAAGCGAAAAAACTCTGGTAAAACATCAATGGCCTTCTTAGTAAAAACGTTGTCTTTTGAAGGGGAAGTAGGGTCATGAACCACCTTTTTCCGCTTTTTGTTTTCCTTTTGAGATGATGACTCCAACTTTACTTTGTGCTCTGGACGCCAGTTGTCGTGAATAGGTGGAAGAATTGACAGACTCTTTGCTTCAGCAATGTCAACAACCAAAGAAGAGTCTTCGGAATAATAAAACGTGAAGCGATAGAAAAGATCTTCACCATCCCCTTTAATCGTCAGCTGAGAAAGGGCTTTCAAAGCATCTTCTTCTGTGGCTAATGTCCGAAACTCTGATTTCGGAACGAGTTTCTTCGCAAAGTCAAGGGCAGACGGAAACGTTACAAAGTGTGACGTTTTGTAATCATAAACCTTAAAGGGACTGTGAATCTTTGGTTCTTTATGTTCGACCTTTGGTTCGTCTTTCTCCACCCTTGGTTCTTTATGTTCGACATTTGGTTCGTCTTTCTCCACCCTTGGTTCTTTATGTTCGACCTTTGGTTCGTCTTTCTCCACCCTTGGTTCTTTATGTTCGACCTTTGGTTCTTTATGTTCGACCTTTGGTTCATCTTTCTCCACCCTGTCCACGAGCTTTCCAGAGTCAGGGACATGAAGATCGAGAAGGGAAATGTCCAAGCCAGACGTTTGATGTTTTTCTAAACACGCCTGTACGTTGAGATGGTAGGTTGTGTAGTAGGGCATGGGGGAAGAAATGTGGTTGAGGTCAAGCAGTTGTCGATTTGTTGGATCCACAATGAGAAACATCCGAATGTTTTCGAGGTCGGTTGGGGGTTTTGATGGATCAAAAATCTTTCCGTGATAGCAAAAGTTGGCGAGATACCTAGGAATGTCTGAGGGTGTGAGGGCACCTTTTGTGTGGTGGTTCCAAATCTTCATCCTTGGACAAATCGTATAGCGCACTAAGGCCCGCATGAGGGGAGCACTGATTTTTTGAGGGCCAAAATAGTTGACTAGTGATAGGCAATGACGCTCAGACCAATAGGTGACGGCTTCCATAAACAGTTTCCTTGCAGAAAGGTTTTGGCCAACGAGAACGTAGTGGGCATCAGAGTAAAGGGGTAAGTGGCCATACTCTTTAGAAGCAGAATAAACAATTTCATCAGCTTTTTCATCCACGACATCTCGATTGCCGGCGAGTGCAAAGAGCAAAAGGTTTGACTTCTTGGAGAGGTTGGCCATTGAGTTTTTGTTTGGGGAGTCCTTTGATGGTTCCATGTGAGGGTGAAATCGATTGTGGCAAAAAAGATGACCCGTAGCGAGTTGAAAGAATTATTTTTAAAATGTGCTGAACGAGAAAATGTTGTGGGTTCTCGCATTTTTGCTTTGTTCTCCTTCTGTTTATCCGCCGTTTCAATCATCTTGGACCATTCACGGCCTTTGGCCACCTGAGAGTTTTCCATGCACCCACACCAACCTCACGCGTGGCGACTTAGGCAACCTCATTCCAACCTTAGAAGAGGTGTGGCCCACATGTGAACACGGACCACACCAAACCGACTTTAGGTTTTGGTCTCACGAGTGGTGGAAGCACGGGTCGTGTACGGGGTGGACCCCTTATGACTACTTCAATCGAACCATACTTTTGTACGAGGAGTACCTACCCAAAGTTCGAAACACTTGTGGAGGAACATCGTTGGACCGTCAATGTAAGTTGTCCATTCCTCCACCTTCATTCATCGAAAGATGCCCTTACAAATAAAAAAATGTCTCAGTTTTATATTCCAACGTTTTCCAATCCCCATGCCAGATCCGACCCATGTGACCAATCCACTTCGGGTTATCATGTGCCCTTCACCTCCCTGTCTCGCCTCCCAAAATTAACCCAACCCGTGTCGACCAACAACCTCATGGGGTTCTACCAACTCTACAAGTCAATGGGAACCCCCGAGGACGTCGACCGAACAAAGGCCGTGTGGACCCAAACCACGTCCTACGATGCCCCGGCCTATATGGATGTGAAGCGTCATTCGTCAAGGGCCAACGAAGGTTTGTTTGCACCTCACCAAGCTTATAGACCACCCGTCCCTTTTTCACGTCTCAATGAGAGTGACGTCTTACCCGAACAAACGATTGAACGTCTTGAACCCTTTTACTTTAACCCTTTGCCTCACACCTACCACAGAGGATTTGAGTTTCGATAGTTAAATTGGTGTATTGACAAAATAAATTATCTTAGCACCTTCATCAACAATCATATTATAAGATGAAAGAAATCCCAAGGCAAAAACAGTATGGCTATAAGGTGGACCAATCTCGTTGTAAGGTTTTTGAGGCCAATTCTTTCGTTTTGGATTCGTCCATGTTGCGACCTTGCCATCAACTCCCTCAAATGTTATCGAGTTCGGAATACCTAAGCTGGCAAATTTTGAATAAAGATCCTGTCCGTATGTAATAAATGTTGTGTTTCCTGTATCAAGAGTCACTTGAGTAGGGGTGTCCAATTTAATGCCGTTAATAGATATGACCGTGACAGCCCTTCCATCGTGACCTTCTAAAGTTCCAAAGGGCATCGCACACACAATAGATGATGGGTTGGGAATATTGACACCAAAATCAATGTAAGGGGTTGGCCCTAAGTTGAGCTCAAATCGAGAAATACCTGCACCTAACTTTTCAATCAATACATTTAAGAACGGTGCCCCACTTGAAAATCCAGTGTTTGCTCTTCCGAAATTAAGATCTTTTACCCATCGCACAGGCATTTCTTTCGTCAATTGAAATTGTCTGTATTTGTATTTTTCGTTAGACTGCTGATTCCCAATTTGAAGAATCGCACCTGATGGAAGATTACCGCAAGAATATATCACATAATCGCTGCAAGAAGAATTCCAGTCAATTGAACATCCTTGGGCCGGTTTAATTTCCGATTTTTTTTGACAATTGTTGAAAGAGGATGTGCATTTTTGACTTGAAGGGCATTGTGTGTTTTGAAGAGAACCATGCGGCACAATTTGAAGGGGGAAGGTTGATCCAAAATCAACGGAACATGCCAGGTAGTGAGTCATTTCTTGTAGCGGAGAGTTGGCCAACGAAAGTGAAAAATGAAGTTTATCAAATTCCCAAAACAAATAAAGCGTGTTGTTGTATGGTGGATCATCGCCAACTCCTGCGCGTTTGAAGCAGGTATGCTTTGTTTGACAATGTTTGCGACTGACCAAACATATCACCACAATAAGGAGTACTATGCATAGAATGAGAAGAATAAAGGTCGGAGCCCACTGCATTTATAGTTTGTGATCAAAATCTATTTGAAAATATCGAGAATCAAATAAAAAAAAATGACAGATACACCAAAGTCTCGGGAGGAAATGGTAGCCGACCTTCGGTCCATCCCCGTTCCCACCATTCGCATTTGGCCAGACGCCTTTTGGCGAAAGTACTACTTCACCATGCGCATGTACCCCGAACAACCCACAAAGGTGGAGCAAGATGCCCTTGAGGCTTCGATGAGGGCCGACGTCCATCTCCTCCCATGTCACAATTGCCGCGAACACTACGCAAAGCATGTTGGTGGCCTCGAAAAGGCAAAAAAATCTCAACTCGACTTGGCACTTTGGCTTTTTTCAGTCCAGAACGACATTAACGGAAGGCAGGGACGCCATGTTTACTCTTGGGATCAGTCCATCGAGGCCGTGAAGCGCATGTGCCGTGGTCAGGGTCCCCTCGGTTCCTCTCGACCGGAGGGTGGTTCGTCATCGTCGTCCACGGGCCCCATTCCCATTTGGTCCATTGTCCTCATCTGCCTCTTGGCGATTGCCATTGGAATTGGAATCGGCATTGCAGCAACAAAAGCAAAACGAAAGAAGTAATTTTTTTAAATCCTATGATAGAATAAAATGTCTACCTGCAAACCCGTCACGGCCTTTAATGCCTGCCCCGACTGGCACGTTGCCACCAACCTTCAAAACTGTCAGCCAAAGACTTTCCCCGGTCACCCTGCCACCACGGCTTGCCAGACCAACACAGCGTCCTGCATGAACCCCAACGGGGGTGCCATTGATGCCCGCTGGGCACACACCACCCCCGTGCGCCCTGGAAAGATGTCGAGAGCCCGGCCTTACCCCTGCAAGGACTTAACCTCCTTTGCCTTTAACCCAAAGGACAACCAGTGTGAGCCCGTGCCCTCTGGTGCCCCTGGTGCCTCTCTTGGCGCCACCGGTTGTGTGGTGGGCAACTCTCCCTTTGTCTACACTGGTCCCACCTATTAAGGTGCTCTTCCAATAAACACTTCCGAAGGAATGTCATCATCGCCTGCCAAAAAATCTACAATCTATCTCTGTGACCCTTGGGGAGAATCCTACTCCTTTGAGTCTCTGAAAACGTCCCTCCCGTCCCACTGGCCCATGGATGAACCCATGATTCTTTACCGCAATCGTTTTCTTGAGGACAAAGATGTGAAAACAGACGAAGAACATAAATTTTCCACCTTTGCAACTTTGCCATATGTGCTGAAATGAAACACACAAAAAAATAATCAAAAGTAAAATGTCTTTGGTCCTGGAATCTCACCTCAAGCTTGATTTTTTTCTTGGTTCTGACAAGGCCTTTCACGTGGATTGGGATTCTATCCTTGCCGATCCTTCTCGCCGTTCGGCTTGGTTGTCCGGAGTCACAAAAAAGATTGAGAAACACCAAGCCGATTTGGTTGTGAGTGTCGCGTCTCGTGGCCACATCTTTGGCCTCCCTGCAGCTCTCACCCTAAACCTCCCCTATGCGATGATTTATAAGGACCGACCCTTCACCTCGTTGTCACTCACCCCTACAAAAATTTGTGTGGTTGATGACATCATTTGTCACGGGCGGACAATGAACATCGTCACCCCCATTCTTCAAAAGGCCTACCCCGACGCGGAGATTGTTCACATTTGTGCCGTTTACGTCAGTCATGATGACAATGCCTACCCAAAGGAGGCCGGACTTGTCGAAGTTCCTTCAGCAGTGGAAGACGGGTTTGTTTGGAAACTCTCAACGGCGGAAGATAACCCAATCCCCATCACTGTAAAAGCTGCAGGCACCCCCAACTTGTTGACAATTGTTTGAAGAATGATACTAAAATAAAAAATCCCCTTTCAGAATAAATGTCTTAACCCTTTACAATTTCACGCCCAGTCACCATGTCTGGGGCGGCCACTCACACGATGTGACTGTCAATGCTGATTTATTCACAGGTTACCGTCGTCGAACCGTCAACACTGCAGCACGGAAGTTGCCCACGTCCCCGCCCTCCGGTTTTCCTTATTCAGACGAGTGTACTCTGAAATGACGAGACTGCCCGACGCTAAGACTTCAGGAGTCGACGAAAATCCCTGGGAAAGGGTGGTGTTTGAGGAATTGATCACCATCAAAGGCACTGCCTCACTGGCAGACATATCCAAGGGGCCTGCAAACTGACCACCTCCCGTAAAGGGCCTAGGTGATGGAGGTCACAATGGGTTGACCCTTTTGGGTTCCACCAATCGAGAGGGTTGCGGTGATGGTTCCTGCAGAGCCATTGGCGGCCACAATGACATCTTCAATGGTAAAGCCGTGGTTGAAAGGGTAATGGGATTGGAAGTAAGGGTGGCTCCCAAAGAAGACCCAAGTGAGTAAAGAACACTAGACATTTTATTTCAGGGCGAAAAATAAAATGCAATCCAACTGCCAGTCCCAAGTTCCAGTGACGTCTCTTTCGGACTATGCCACTCTTTTTGAGCCCCACAACCC